AGGAAAGAGCAGGCCAGTAGGAAGTCCAGCACCATCACCGAGACGGGTGACTCCAGCATTGACAGGGACAGCAGCAGTCGCTTCCTTTGTCGTCCCGATGCCCAATGCAGATACCTTAGTCTGAAGCTCCTTGTAGACCTTGTTGAGAAGGACGATCATAGGAGGATCGGGATAGATAGCTCCTGTCGGGTCGTTGAGCAATCCAGCCCGTGCTTCAGATAGGACTTCTGCTGCTGTATAGGCCATGACTGGCTCCTAGATCAGTCCGCCCTTTGCGATTGCATCCACACACATCATCTTCGCCTGAAGGATGTCCCTCAGAGCCGCTGATCTGTGTGCGCAATCGGGGACGTTCGTGATCACTGTCCTTGCAAGCTCGACGAATCGTGCTGTCACTAGCTCGATAGTCGCCTTCTGCCCAGGATCAACAACCACTGGACCGAAAGCAGCCTCGACTGTATCTATGTCGATTCTTCCCATGACCCCTCCCGAAAAGTGTTCGCCGGGTGAACGGTTATGCCTTCGAGCTTGGAGTCTTAGGCTCGGGCAACTTGAAATCTGCTTCCAGAGAAGAAGCAGACTTTGAGGGAACAACACCCATCGCCGCTTCCTTGTACTCCAGCTCGTATCTCCTGACGTCCTGAATCCCTCTGCAGTGACGACAGATGATGGCATCGGAATCGATCTCGCCACGGCAATACTTGCACTTCGACATAGCGAGATGCTCTGTGACTTCTCTATCTGTATCCCACACCTTTTTTAGCCCGAGAAAACCACAGGCCAATCTCTGAAGTGGGGAGATCACTCGGTGCGTTTTGTAGACTTGGTAGTCATCGTCCGCCGCATCAACCAGACGCTTGAACCACTCAATCTGCATGATGCGAGCGCGGTCGAGTTCCGGTCCCACCTTCGCTCCAACATCAGCCCGATTGATGATCCCGAACTTCCAGAACAGCCCCGGCTCCGATACGCCAGCCTCATAGTAGGACAGCGAAATCTTGAGGTCTCGACAGATCGAAGCAGCGACCGTATCGCTCGGTGTCGGCACGATCAGCGCGGGCCTGTTCTCGTCGATGTAGACAGGGAACGTCGCGCGCACGACATGAAGCAACTCGAATCCCCTAGCCGGATCTTTCACAGCGGGGATATGATACTCGCCAGGAACCAGACCCGGCTTGAACTCGTTGACCTCAACCGGGAGAATTGAGATTACAGTCGATACGTCAGACACCAGTGATGATTGGTCCATTTTCTGCTCCTGCCTTCTCTAGAGGAAAGGGATCTAGCTTCGACTCTTTATACTCCTGCGCGTATTTCAACTGGTTGCTGCTCACGAAGGCTCCATTGTCCCACACGAACAATGGCGACCGCTCTCCCTCGCTTAGCTCGTTCACGAAGTAGTCAACTTCTTCCTTTTCTTCCTTCTCTTGCATCCGACGAGCTAGTTCAGGATCGACCTTACGAGCCGGGCTATGCAGAGCTTGAAGGATGAACTGCACTACCTCGAAGTCTACAGGGAGAGGATTGTCCTTCGCATCCTTGAACGAGTAGACTGGCTCATACGTCCCATTCTGTGCTGTCACTAGCTCAGAGACGATGTCTTTCAGCACTTCCGCATTAGCCATGAAGATGAGCTTCTCCAAGACCCAACACGGTGGCTTGATATACCAATACTTCTTGATCTCCCTTACAGCCTCGTACTCGCGAATGAAAATCTTCCCGTACCAGTCAGAGAACTTACCTTTACGAATCTCCAACTGATCATCGGACCAGACGAGTCTATAAATCGGTCTCCCATCGAGAACTCTGAAGTTCTGTCTGAGATACCCATTTATAGTCTCGACTTGTATGAGGTCTGTAATGTGCATAAAGGGGGAGAGATGGAGGGACAGTCGGACTCCACCTCTCCCGAGCGACCGGAGATAAAGATTAGTGAGTGTATCCGACCGGGATGGCCAGATCCGAGATGTAGCTGAGGCCAGGAGGCTGATTGACGAAGGTGTTGAATGAAGCAACGAGATAGAACAGTGTCGCCGCAGCAACACCACCCGATGCCCCACGCACCTCGAACAGCCGCCGACCCTCTTCCTCGTAGAATCCGGCGGGGTGCATCTCGGCTCTGCCCCACACCTCGTTGACCACGAAGTCGATACGGGTCTTGTTCCAGTTGAAGTGCTTCCTGATACGAATGCCAGCGATCTGCTGGACATCGTAATACAGGTCCATCTTCTCGTTGGCAGTCGGCATCTTGTTGATCTGGGTCACGAGCTGACCGAGACCCTCATATGCCTGAGACTGGCAGGGATGCATCCACGCTTCGCACTTCAGACCGTTTTCCATGCCAAGCCGCTCCCCAATCTTGTTGAGAGCGCGGCGTGCATGGGTCAGTCCGAGAGCACCAGCAGCGTTGATACGATTGGCACGAACCTCAGGCCACGTTGCCCTGTCGAGTCCGAGCCATGCTCCAGTCGATGCGCTGTTGTGGTGATAGCCGACACCCAACAGGCCCACGGGGTTCGCACCTGAGAGACCAGAAGCAACGATCTTGTCGCCAGCCGTGATGGTCGCGATTGCTCCACCAGCGATAGTGACAGTCCCTGCCTCGTGATCAATCGAGGTGATTCTACGCTCGTCCGCTGGCGTCTTGTGAGTAGCCAGGGTCGAGTTGTAGATGTTGACGTTGTGCCCGACGCGGAGGAGACGAGTTCCGAATCCATCCGTTGTCGAGGTCGTCAGCACATAGGGACCGGCGCCACCGACGACACTGATTGTCGCCAAAACGCCATCACCATTCCCCATGCACTGCACGTCGATGGCCCGGCGGAACTCCTTCATCGAATTGGCGAGAAGGTGCTTCACCGAGTCCTGAACGGCCTTCCGAGCGTTGTCGGTAGACCATTGTGCTTTCTTGTGCCACTCAACGGCATACTTGAAGTTTACCGTTGTGATGGTGCCCTTCTCGAAGGTCGGACCCTCGCCGCGTCCCATGTCCCCACCAGCCGTGTCGAAGTAGCCAAAGAGACCACCCGGCCTGATTTCCAGTGGGATACGCATGTCACGCGAGGAGACCTTTTCGACGGGTCGCTTTCCTATGTTGGCATAGAACTGCGAGTCCCTCTCGAACAGGACCGGGATCTTGGGCGATACGCGCTCAAGCTCGGTAGCCACGACCTGAGACTCGGTCTGGGCAAAGAAGTATCCTGATGGCGTCTGATGCCACGGATACAGATGTCCAGTTCTCATGTCGTTTCCCCTCAAGGGCTATCCTACAGCTACGAGTCGAGAATGTCTTTGTCGGTCGTCTTGGCCCAATTGATTTTGGAGGGATCAGTTAACCCACGGCCCAGACGTCCAGACGCGCCACCACCACTCGGAAACTGTCGCTTCTTGCCCTGTTGAACTTCCTCACGACCCTTACCAGGATTTCGAGCAGTAAGAGCCTCAGTCTTGAGACGATTTCTTACACCGGGAGCGACGGCCTTAGCGCGATCCAGCCACGCGCGTCTGATTCTGGATTTTGAGCCATCGTCCCAACCGCTCTCTTGGGCACGTCTCCATAGCCCTTTGAGCGTCTGCTGAAAAGCCTTGTCCTTCAACAAGACTGAATCAATAGTCTGTTTCGCCTCTTTCACAATCGCCTTCTTCTCAAAAGGCGTCAGCCCGTCGAGCTTGTGATTGAGGATCTGATTGAGTTCAGTCGTCGCGCTAGTCTCGATCTCAGTCAATGCGCGTGAGAACTCCCGCTTCTCTGTCGCTTCCCGCTCCTCCTGAAGCTGAACCTCTGCCTCAGAAGGCTCATTCTTTTTCGTCCGCGACGGAAGCTGGTCTGGAACCTGTCCACCATTCGCCCACACGAAGTTCGCTATGTGGCGCGCGGCCAGGACAAGATTCTTGTCACCAATCTTCTGCCCATGCTGAGAAGCGAAGAAAACCAACTCCTGAATGATCGGCTCTGTGAGAGCCTGATAGCCTTCCTGCGACACCTCTCGCATTGCCTCACCAAAGCTCCCTGCGATCTTCTTGAGAGCTTGTGGTTGATTCTCTGCGATGGTCGCGAGGATCGTCCTCGGGTCTCCCTGACCAACAAGTGTACTCTCAAGGACATCGTACTCTTGAGCCTTTTGAGATGCGATGCTGGCTTCCTCTACGTCTGGAAAGACCTCTAGAAACTTGGGAGCAAGGAAGAACGCAGATCGAAGATTGGGGAAATCCTTGAAAAGGTCAGGATACTTGGCCTTGATATCCTTGAAAGAAGGCGAGAGATTAGGCTCGGAAGACTTCTTCTCGTCATCCTCCTCGTCCTCATCTTCCTTCTCATCCTTCTCGTCATCTTTCTCCTCGTCATCTTCCTCGTCATCTTCCTTGTCTTTTCCACCCTTCTTGACCTTCTCGTCCCCATCCTCAGGCTCGTCGGAATCACCGTCGTCCTGATTGTCGTCGGCATCAGCATCAGGAGCATCAAGATCGGCAAGGTCCTGAGTGAGATCATCGACTTGATCTAAGCCACCCCCGGATGGGTCAGCGTCGGGAGATTGTAGAACGTGTTTGAGATACATCAGCTACTCCTATGCTACAGGTTCAGGTTCAAGACCTTCTTCGCTAACTTCTTCCTCTCCCTCAGCCTCTTTCTCGTCCGCTTCCTGCTCCAAAACCTGAAGGAAGAAAGCGTGCTCCCTGAAATGCGCCTCTACATTTGCGCGTCCATCAGGATTGGTCTGCATAGAATCAAGCCCAACCTCAGACTTCAGCCAAGCCTTACAAATCTCGGCCTCGATGAAGTGATTGTCTATGTCCCCCTGAACTGGAACCGAGGAAACAATCCCTCTCGGATTCATCTCAGACGGCATGACAGGGAATGGCTGCTCTCTCAGGAGCTTGGCAATCTCAATGAGCTGCTTGTTCCTGTCGTCATCGCCTGGGATGTAAAGTTCCCCGACACCAATGATAGATGCAATCATGCTGGCATTTTCTGGATGCCGTATGACTGTGTTGATGTCCTCGTTGCCCATCTGGAGGAGGCTGAGGATAGCATCACGCTTCTGTGCCCATGAGATTGGGAAAGCCTCGGAGACTTCAGGAGATACTTCACCAGTTTCTCCCGTAAACTCCTCACGACGTATCCAAGCATTGATAAAGCCGCTACCTTTACCCTGAACATACTGAGTGTCCTCGCGCATGTTCTTGATATAGCTCTCAACGGCCTTACCGAGAGAAGCAACCCACCACTCCTGAACGACTGTCCACGTAGTCGTGAGCCTCTGGAGCGCGGCTGCTCGTGAGAGTTCGTATTCTCGTGCCGTTCCACCACCGCCTTGCTGAACTCCACCGAAAATCGAGGGATACGTGCCCTGCACGAACTGACCGAACTTCTCGATTCTGGTCTGAAAGGAATCCAACTCCCGAGACATAGTGGATGCCTTCATCTCGAAGAATCCAGAGCTCAGGTTCTGTCCCGCCGGCGCGCGTGCCTCTGAAACTTGACCAGGACGAGCCTCGTTGCGCTTGTAAGAATCAAAATCCAGCACACCGGGATCAGCAAAAACTTCAGGAATCCCAAACTCCACCGTCTCAAGCTCAAGATTCGTAAGCTCATTCGTGATGTCCTGAATCGGCACCATCGGAGCACCGATAGGCTCAGGATGTAGAGTCTCGGCGAGAGGGTGCTCGATGATTGTCCAATGATCGTCGAGCTTGTCCTGAAGAATCTCGACTACGAGGGAGTGATTGAGGATGACAGCGTAGACTCCCTCAGGATATTTCGCCTTGAGAGCCATAGCTTCCTCGCCAAGACCATCACCAATCAGGTTCAGCGCCCACGGACGGAGCCAAACTCTCTGAACAGTGACAAGATCACGAGGAAAATCGTTTTTGTAGGCGCTCGGAACCCGATACTCCTTGTCGTAAACGTCGGGATAGGAAGAAGATGTGATCTTGTCCGCGAACTCTGGATAAATGGACCTCATCAGCCCTGCATTTTCCTCAGTCTCAAGGATTATGTAAGGCGTAGAGAACTGGTCACGGCACCAGTGAGGGAACTTGACATGCAAAGGACCGTAAATCTCAAGGCACTCACGGTTCTTCGGCTCGTCATGCTCACCTGAAACCTCTTGCTGAACGTCATCCATCTCCTCGAAGTCTGGAGTGACGAGACTCTGACAGTTCGGGCAGGTAACTGGAATCTGGTCAGGTGGCGGGACTGGATCTCCCTCTCTTACTTGAGCAGGAAGGCTAGGATCATCAAGAGGAGCACCACAAGCAGGGCACGAGTAAGTGCGGTTAGTAACATTGACATCCTGATAGTCAGTTACTTTGGTCTTACCGAACCTGAAATCCGTCTTGTTCTCATTGTAGCAAGCCACTGACCCCTCATTGTAGAGGAGAAACAGGGACTTCATGAGAAGAAGATGGGCCTTGTTCTGCCGCTGAATGAGCTCGGCTACTCTCGACTTCGCTTTGGCCGCCGTAACATCGTCAGCATCGTCGGCGTCAGCAGGAAAGAATCGGACTCGTGGAAGGCCCGCCGTAAGAGCACCAATGAAGATCTCGCCATGAGCCTTGTAGACATTGACAACCTTCGCATAAATGCTAGGATCGATGTCCGACTGAGGATCCTCGGCGATGATGTCGGCAGGAGTTTTCCAGTCGTTTGCCAACTCATCCCAGGCGAGGTACTGATAACCGTTCCAGTAGTGATGATTCCGACGATACTTCCGAACCTCACTGAGTCTGACGAACTCCTCGGCGCGGTCCAGGTCTTTCACTAGGTTGAGAATGGAGTGGGCCTCATCAGTGTCGTAGATGGGCTTTTCTTCAGGCCCCTCTAGAACCTGCATGTCGGTCACTTCAGGACCTAGCGGTTCAGTCGGCTCTGGAATGATTGTTTCCATCACTTCTTCTCGGCTACTACCTTCTTATCTTTCTTCTCTACCGACTCCCGAACAGTTCGCCAATACTCCTCACGACGATCGTTCTCAAACGTCGCTCTAGCTTTACGCCAGTCAAATGAGCGACGGACGACAGGGGTAGTCTCTTCAGAACTGCTCGCTCGCTGTGGCTGGACAAGACCAAGACGAGAATCGACGATTTGGTCTTGTTTATGAAGCAGGCTATCCAACCGTGCTTCATTCCTCTTGACAGCTCCCTCGTAGGCGAGTTCGAGCTCATTAAGTTGAGACCTGAAGGCGCCATTCTCTGCGCGCTGCCGTTCGAGTTCACTGTCGAGGCGGAAGATTTCATATCGCAACGCCTTCTTACCGAGGGCGAAAACGAAGTCGGCTCTGGAATCGAGTACCGGAGAATCTACCTGCATGGCGCGCGACGGTTCCAGTCTGACCCCGAAACTTGGTGTCGAACGCGGCCATCTTTCGGTAGTAGGTATTCCAATCTTTCGTCCTATCGAACTCAGCCACGATTTGACCAAGCTCACCAAACTGCGCCGATCGCTTACTCGAGAGGTTGTAGTATTCATGTATCGCCTTAATGAGATAACGTCCACCATCATAAGCGTCGTCGCCAGTGAACTCCGCTACATCCTCAGCCTTCTTGCCTTCCTTCTCGGCATAGACACAGGCTGGAATCGTTTTCCTGAACTCATCGCAACTCTTGGTGACCTGGAGCTGAGGGAGGTTAGTCTCTGCTACCTCTGGCTCAAACAGATCACAGTATTCCTTGTAGGCGTCGATTCCTTTGTTACGAAGAATCCTCAGCCCGATTTCCTCATCGTAACCCGACTCCGGAGTAAAGCTCGCTGGTCTGGGCTTCCATCTCAGATACTCATGCATCAGTAACTTGCCACCGATGCGGTCGTTATCAGCCTTCTGGAAAGGAAGCCCTGTCGCTTCAATCACCTGCTCGGCTATAGTCTTTGACTCTCCTCTACGACCCCATGCCGAAGGATCTAGGACGCATGATACAACAGCATCTCTCTCGCCCTCGGTGAGTCTTGCAACATCAGCGCCCCACACGGCGATATCAGTCTTAGACCAGACTCTCTCACGATAAAGAATGGCTCGTTTATCTGGAGCAGCAGCAGCCCATCCAACCCAAGTCTGTCCTGGGTGATAGCCCCAATCACAAGCGATGATTCGGGGCATCCATTGAGGAGGAACGAAGTCATCGATGACGTGGCAGGCATTAGTCGGTTCATCAGGGAATCTAGATCCAAAGAATGGATCTCTCCACTCGGTGAATACTTGACCCGCGAAGACCCACCAATCACCATAGATTTTAGCTCTCTGCTCTGCAAGTGGTAGAAGGCGAAGCCTCTTTAGATACCCGGGGTCCTTCTTGAGTAGGAACGGATTGTCGGTGAGAAGCGCCTTGATGAAGATGCGCTTCGTGTCGGACTCAAGATGATGGATGATAGTCCCACCATTAGGAGCAGGTTCGATAAAGCGTTGCCGAACCCAGAGGTGCCCGATGTTGCCAGGATTAGTAGCACTACGGACAATAGGAGGGATGCCAGGAATGAGACTACGCACACGAGAGGTAAGGTAAGTGTATCGAAACTCGTTGAAAGCAGTAAGCTCATCGAATCCGACGTACTGATACTCGTTTGTGTCGTGGTCTCGGGCGTCGTTGTCGTTCTCCAAGTAGGAGAATCGTATAACAGCTCCGGACGGGAACGTGCAGACATGTTTGGTTCCGTCGTAATGTGCCCCCAACATTTTGTAAATGGGGACAGCCCGCATGATAAGAGACGCTTCCAACTGAGGAAAGGTCTCTCTGAAAAGAACTCCGTGGAATCCAGCAACTTCATGGAATCCGTAAACGATCGGGAGCATGTAAAGTAGCTCTGACTTACCGCCACCTACAGCCCCACCGTAAAGAGCCTCGAAGATTGAGAACGGGAGTTGGATATACTCGACTTGCTTCTCGTGCGGCTCCCAGACCCGCGAGTAACGATCCAGGTCCGCGATAGGCACTAGCTGACTCGACTAGGTGCGCTTACTTCCTTATCGAGTATGTTCATGCGAAAGTAGGTTATCGCAGAACCCAGAGCATCTAAGATGGAAGATTCGGTAGGAAAGTGTACGAGGGTGCAAGTCTTGAAGGTCTCATTGTGGAGATAGAAGGCGAAGGAGTTGAGCTTGAGAGATCCATCTGCCTCTCGCACCTCAAAGAGAGCTTTACCGTCCACTTCGTAGAGTTGAAAGTCCGGTGGCAGATTATAGCTCGCGTAGTTCCTGAGCGCGGCGTTGAGAGATGCTAGGTCAACACGCATCAGAGTTTACCAACAGCGAAAGAGACTAAGACCAGAAACACCACAACGAGTACGAGAGTAAAGAAGATATCAGCTGTCATGAGTCGTGCCTAGAAGCCTCGCATCCTGTTGCCGATATCGGCAATCGCTGGTCTCATGGCGGGCTTCTTTTTGCGACCGAATCCCATCTGGTTGCCGAGATTCTTCACGGCTGGTCTCATGCTGCGCCGCGGAGTCCCCGTGCTGACATCCGAGTTCCGCTTCATCCTGTCGGCCACTCCAGGCACAGCAGATGCGACGCTCGGACTTTTCATCGCATCGCTCAGTGACCTGAAAGCATTGCTGAAAGCCATACGTTCTCTCCCTAGCGCAGATGCGCTCGTTTCCGATTAGCGAAGAAGCCGAGATGCGACCCACGCTCCGACTGTCCAGCCGAAGCCAGTGATAAGCCCGACGCAGAGCCAAACGGCGACTAAGTAGGCGGTGATCTGGGCTGGCATCTCGTTTTCCTTTCTTCTGAACTAGCTCGCTTGTGAACTAGCTCCTAGACGCGATGACCGAAATCCTGCTTCGGCTGTGCGGGTCTTGCGGGCGGCTGGGCAGGTCGTCGTGAGGGCAGGGAGTTGTCGGCTTCCGGAGGGAAGACCTTCGAGAGAATGGCCTGATTGAGCGCGCCCTGATCGTCGGGAACCTCTCTCGAAACAGGGCCGAATGGGAAGGTTCGGACTTCTCCCGCGGGGATACCGGCGCTCGGGAACAGAGCCACGAAGAAGTCGAGAGGGAACACGACGGTCGTCTTTCCAGCACGGATGTCGTCGAGGTTGTCCTGATTCTCCGGATCATCGGGATCATCCTCGAAGGTCATGATGATGTCCGTGCTCTCCGCCTTGACCTCACCACGCGCCGTCTTGACGTTCATGGTCCCAATGCCGATGAACTGTCTGACGACTGCCTGATACGTCACACCCGATGGAAACGTAACAGGCACGAGAACTGCCCCGCCCTCTTCGACTGAGGCTTTCTCCACCTTCTCGGCTTTCTCGGCCTTCCCTGCCTTGTCCGCTTTCTCATCAACTGGTCCCATTTCATCCTCCTAACTGACCAACCGAACTGCCACCGCGCGCTCCCCATCAGGAGACTCAGCGATAAGAAAGCTGACCCGATCCTGAATCGAAAGCTCACGGAAGTTCTTGCCATTCTTGTCCATCGCAGTCCAGTGGAAGAAATAATCCTTCCCATTGTCTCCTGCGATGAACCCGTAGGATGGCTTCAGCTTCCTGACAGCGCCAGTGATACGAGATGATGCTATGGTCACAGATGACTCGTGAGATACAGACTCGCCGTTCATGCTCGCTCCTATTGACCTAACTTACTGATCTCCGCGACTGAAAAGGTCCTGCCTGTCCTTGTGAATCCGCTCCTTGAGATCGGCAAGATTCCTCAACTCGACAGCAACCTCATCAAGCGTCAGATTGTTCCATGACGCGATGTCGTCTGCGAGCTTACGAATCTCGGTAGGAGTCCGTTCTCTGCGCGGGAGATACTGCTCTTGCTGATCCATCACTTCTCTCCTGACCCAGCATCAAGCGACAGGCCACTACCAATCTTCACAACATCATACACTGTCTCCCTCTGGACCTCAGGCTTCATGATGTGGAAATGCACTCCACCTTCATGCGTCTGCTCCTTCGGGCTACAGCGATCAAGGACGACTGCCATGTCCTTCGCTATCTTGGACAGGTTCGTTGCACGCTTTACTCGACTCAACTTCTCTGGGGAAAGGAAACCGAGAGTCTGCTTCAGTCGGATACCTGCTGCTTCAGCAAGCTCCTCTTTGATAGCATCTACTCTCTTTTTGAGCGCGGGCTTGGGTGGGTTTCCGTTTGTAATGTCTGCTGTCGAGGAGAGACTGTTCCGGTAGGCTTGCGTCTGAGGCTGAGAGAGATCGAAAAGATTACCTGCGACCCTGTCTCCGAGGAGAAGCGAAGTCTCTGCTATCGCTACCTGACTCTCCAGCTTCCCCCGATACCTGGGATGGGACCCATTACGAGGCTGAATGAGAGCATCGAGCGCGGCTATGCAAGGATCATCTGATTTCAGACTCTCCTGCTTAGCCTCATACTCGACATCGCCTTCACCCACTTCCTGCTGTGCTATGTCGGCAGCATCCAGACCTGGGTCGGCAAGAGCAAAGCGAGGGTCGGAATCAGGATGTGAAACAGACTCCTCGTCCTGCTCAAATACCTCTGGAAACTCATCACGCATGGCAGATGGATCTGAACTCACACTCGCAGGGCGAGTCTCACGGAACAAGTTCCTCTTGTCTCGTAGACGGCTATCTGCTTCTGCCTTCGATAAGAACATGATGTGCGCCCTGCTCTCAGGTTAGCATCCATTACCCAAAAAGTCAAATCTTGCCACTTTTCCTAACAAAAACGCGAGTTTTCGCTACTCCTTTCGCCGGTCAAGTGTTCGCACGGTGAACAGTATTCGGTGTCCCTATCGTTAAGACGCGAAGCGGATTCGGTATCCCGTTTGCCTAGACTGTAGCAGGACGCGAAGCGGACTATGGGACCCATCTTGAACAGTATGATTTTCCTCGCGTGATGAACCTTTTCATTCCGGTGGGGGTATGGGACCCAAAAAAGTGGGGCATGGGGGTGTGGCCGTGATGGATGTTGATACTTGACTATGATTGACTCAAATAAAAAAATCCGGGCCTTCAACAATTCTCAGATCATGGGCGCGCGTGGAATGTGATGGGATTCGTCATTACGTAACATAACGTAATGATTACGTAGACTAACGTAATGGTAGGAAGGCAAAAAAATACCGGCTGGTTTGCAGTCCCAGCCGGTAGCGTGTTGAGTCTCGCGCGATCTTACAGCGACGCGAGAATCTTGGTGGCGATCGCTTCGGCGTTTTCCACTTCGCGGAACTTCTTTGACGCCGCGATCATGGCGGGAATCTCGTCGCGAGTCTCGCCCATTGCGAGCAGTCCCTTGACGCTCTCCTTGATTCCCTTTTCCGGGCCACCGAGTTCGTCGATGATTGCCTTCCGCACTGCCGCGCGCACGTCAAGGTCGCGCCCATAGTTGAAATGGTCGCAAACCCCTTTGGCCTTCTGCTCTTCCGTGCGCGTATCCTTGCCTTCCGCCGGGCGATCCGTTTGCGGTTCGATCTTGCCATTGCAGAGAATCGCCATTCCACGAGCGGTCATGGCATCGAGTCTGCGATACTTGCCAGTCGCAGCCTTTCCCGTCGGCGACTGTTTCTCGCCGATATCGACAGTGTCTTCACGCGCAACGATGTCACCAGCGACGATTGCAGCTTCGATTTGATCCGCGTTTGGCGTAGTCACTAGAGTCACGATCCTTTGTTCGTTAGTAGCGTAATTGCTAGCTAACAGTATGATCATACGCTTTCTGCTATGGGAGTCAAGCGAAAAACGCGCCCATTGCAAATTATTTTCGTGGCAATTTGTGTCACTTTCCCGACTAGGAAATTACAATTCTGTAATCGACCGGGTCGTTTCGGGCCTTCCGGCACGTTCGTTTCTAATGGCACGTGAACAGTTTTAATGGTGCCCTGAACAGTTTTTATTTTGGTGGTCGGTTCCCACTACCTAAGATCCGTTCGTGCCTTATAGGGCAAATCCAGAACTTGTCGAAAACCGTTCGACCAGCGAACACTTTACCACCCGCGCTCCCTATACGATACTAATAAGCATTTCATCTAGACAAGCTCAGATAGATACAGTCTACTCTATCTAGACTCTTTTTGATGCCTTGCTACCAATATCTGATATGACACAATAGGACTCAATGGTGCGCGTGCGACACTAGACAAGATTCATGCCTGAAAAAACACCATAAATCTGGCTTATCCCTGACAAATATCTGGCAGCTTTCCTGAAAGATTCCTGCAAACTTTATAGGCCAGATCATGCGTTTTCCTTAGTATTTTCGCCTGATCAGCCGTATAGGGTAGGTAGGTCCCGATAGGGTCAGGCCGACATTTCTGTTCGACCGTTCTCGGCCCTTCCCCTTGTCTATCCCATATTCTTATATATATATATATAGATAAGAGAGAGAGCATGAGAGACAGGGACCGACACCGTGTAAGAGTTACATACACCACCTATAGGGGCATAGGGGTACTACCACCATATATGCTACTTGTAACCGAAAACTGGCTATGTTACACTCCGGTAAGGGTTTACGCCATTGGCACAAACGGAAAACACGCTGGATACCTGCAAGAGTCCTGTAGGAATTGTGCAGGATACTTGCCAGAATCTTATCGTGGAAACGCCAGTTTTACCGGCACGGAAAATGCAAAGCGGGAAGGCCCGGCCCAGTTTTCAGTCTGGAATCAAATACTCTAGGGAAAGGCAGAGAGTTATTGATTCCAACAAGCACACCATAGACGTCAGAGCGATGCTGACACCTGTGGTCTACGCGTGGAAGCGTGGAGATGAGTATCTCTACATTGGATTTACATCGTGTCTATATCGCAGATTTGGAGGTCATCACGTAATTGGGAAAAGAGACGAACTGAAACCAACAGACCAATTCGACGTCTGGTATTTCAGGAGTCGCAGGGAAGCGCGCGCGTTCGAGCTTAGGATGATTGCACACTACCATCCGAAGTTCAATTAGTAATCCAGTAACAAACAGGGAGAATCAATTATGGCAAACAATGACGAGAGTGACATCCTGAACGGGGCAGATGAGCCTGAACAGGACTTCGAGGCGTATCTCTCACAGAAGCTCAAGGAGTTTGAATGGAAACCGTCAGAGATACCAACCACAGACCTACCTGCAAACGATGTGGTGGAGTCGTCATCCAGCGTCCCGAGCCAGCCAAAGGGCGAGAGCGAAACTTCAAGCTCGTCTGGAGATGCACACGATGTGGTAAGCGACGAGCGGCTCCGGGAGATCAACGGGCCGACTGAGCGCGCTCCGAAGCTGACGCTCCATTCTCATCCACTAGTCGGGCATTACATCACTGAGAGTTCAGAGCCTATCATCTACGACGAGGAGCTGAAAAAGGTCTACTTCAGCACGTTTGCGGTCATGACGACTGACGCAGACAATGTGATGGTTCTAGACCCAGACGTAGCCCGCCAGCGAGTCGAAACCATCATCGAGCGCATCCACGAGCTTTACCGTAGCATCGCAGTCGTGAACATGCAGATCAGCGGGATGCGCTGGTCAATGTCGCATCTTCTCGAACTAGTCAATGCTAATGACCGGAGTAAGCTCATCGAGCTAGACCGCAAAGAGCGGGCCGCGCGTGGTCGTAAGGTGAAGGCTGTAGGCTCAGGCTCGACAGACGATGCCGCAGGGAAGCGCGCTAGAATCGGGAAGGCTCCATCCACTACTCGCAAGACTAAGGGTCAGCAGGCTGCCGACACTTGCCACGGTCTTGAGTATGACAAGGAAGCCACTGAGAGGAAGCTCAAAACTCTCAATCTTCTCGACGAATCAACGCAGGAATACATTGACAAACTGTTCGCCCGGTGAACACTTTCCAAATCACGAGGCGAACATGATGGACAATTTCGAGAAGCGTATGTTTGACAAGATGGGATTCGACACCCCTGAGAAGATCGCCGTTCGTCTCAAGGTGCTCGACCTCATCTCCAACGTCAATAACGATCACTACTTCACTTCTCTCTGGCATCTGACCGACGCGTATGGTCCCAGAGGCTACATGCCTCCTCAGGGCTACGACTGGTCCGGTTTCAGAGACTCATCGTGGTCAGCCATTAACGCTATGAGAGAGATTCTCGTATCGTTCTATGGAGAGCAGGTATGAGTAGACGCAAAAAGCTCTACATCGAGTTCAGGCTGCACTACGACCCGCAGGCCAATCAGGACATCATCCACGAGATTGGTCAGGTCCTACAGGAGCGGATTCACGATCTCGTTGAGGGTGAGTTCGACGAGGAATCATCCGGTCCTATTCCTGCCATCAAGGATGTCACCTACGAGGTGGTCAGTGAGTGGTCGGCAGAGGATGACTCAGAGGTTGACTCAGTCGTAGCGGTTATGAGGGACCGCGAGTGGAAAGTGAAGGAGTCTGATGGCAACTAGAACGACGATTCTCAAACTCAAATGCCCCTACTGTGGAAAGGAAGGGCATGAGAAGAGCCGATACGAGATCGGGAACGACCTCTACATCGCGCTCGAATGTGGTCACACCATCATCAAGGACAAGCTGCTGTCCGAGGATGTGACCATTACGTCAAGGGACGGGCGCTCACCCTTTCCCTTCCAGATGGAGACTGCCAAGTTTCTTGAGGAAGCAGACTGCAACGGCCTGTGTCTCCACGAGCAGGGACTCGGTAAGACTATCATCGAGTGCTTGCTGCTCAGACGTAACCCGCAGCTTCTCCCCGCGCTCATCGTGGTCAAGAGTGGTCTGCGCGCTCAGTGGTTTGCCGAGATTTATCGGTGGACTGGGATGCTGGCACAGGTCATCACGCGGAGCACAGATAAGCCTGATTTCGACCTGTTCGACGTTATCATTGTCAGTGTGGATACGCTGAGACTTGTCAGACCCGACGTGAAGCCTGAGAATCCCTACGAGGATGCGATGGCCGAGAGGTTCGGGAAGGAGAAGAAGAAGCCGAAGAAGATCATCTGGACCGACGAGATTTGCGCCAAGTTCAAGCACATCTGCGTCGACGAGTCACAAGCGATCAAGAATCCCGGTTCGAGCAGGACTCAGGCAGTCAGGAAGATTGCATCTCTCGCGAATGACGGTCAGAAGGCGCGCGTGATTTGCATGAGTGGGACCAACATCGAGAAGCACGCTGGCGAGTATTTCGTCACGCTGAATCTCGTGAGGCCGGAGCTGTTCTCGAATCAGTCTGTCTTTCAGATGCAGCATTGTGAAATCAACCCTGAGACGGGGAAGATTGGCGGTCTGAAACGGCCTGAACGGTTCCGCGAACTGACAAAGGACTTCATCATCAGGTATAAGCGGGAGCAGGTGCTTCCTGATCTTCCGAAGGTCTTTCGTCAGTTCCGACTGGCTGAGATGCCTGAGGACGAGGTGAAGGCTTACTGTAAGATTGTCAAGGAGTTTATGGACCTGATGGAGGACCCAGAGGTCAATCTATCACAGTCCGACATACTTGGCTATCTTACACGAATGCGGCACATCACAGGCATCGCAAAGGTAGAGGCTGCTGTCGAGTTCGCTGAGGAGTTTCTGCTTGAGTCAGAGAGGAAGCTGGTTATCTTCCTTCATCACAAACAGGCCGGAGCTATCCTACAGGCGAAGCTCGAAGGGATTATGAAAGAGGGCGCGTTCAATCCTCCTTTGTATCTCAATGCGGACCTTGACCTTGACCAGCGCACGAAGGTCGTAGAGGAGTTCAGGAAGCCTGAGAATCGTATCCTGATAGCCTCGACTCTCGCGGGTGGCGTAGGACTGAACCTTCAGTTCTGCTCTGACTGTCTGATAATGGAGCGCCAATGGAACCCATCAGCAGAGGAGCAGGCAGAGGGGAGATTCCCACGGCCCGGATCTACGGCTGACAAGATCAACGCGCACTATCTCATCGCAGCCGGAACAATCGACGACTTCCTCACTGACATCGTAGAGGTCAAGCGTCGTAACGTATCACAGACTCTCGACGGTGAGGAGATTGCTTGGGACGAGACATCGCTTATCGGAGAGCTGGTCAAAGTTCTCCAAGCGAAGGGTCTGAGGAAGTGGGGATTCAAGTGATGATGTATTACCTGCACATCGATTTGGGAGACGGGACAGTTGAGTATTACTGTAGCCGTGACGTCAATCTTCTGCTCAACATGGTGAAGGATAGACAGGACTGGACGATTGGTGATAAGCCGACTGAGTTTCCAGCCGCTGACTATCTGGAGTTCGAGATCAAGGCGAGTTCTGATCCCGTAGTGAGTCACTGATGAAGGACAGGGACCTTGAGCTTTTCTTTGACATGGAGAAGCTCAAGGATCTCTCTAAGCATGACCTCAAGTGGAGTGTCTCTAGTGGAAAGCAAAGGAGAGCTATGACCGAGAAGAAGTTCGAGGACATCAAGGTCGGTGATGTGATTGCCGACATGCACGACGGAGAGGACCAGCTCCGCAAGAGATTCGACATCGTCTTCCATGCCAAGTGGCGCGAGACTCAGGACGAGGCGCCATTTCACATGGACTTCTACGACTACGTTCATCAGTTCACCACGCATCACCCGACGAACAAGCTGCTCTATGTCATCGGCAGGGAGTATGGCGAGTTCCTCGTCTGTGCCTACTGCTATGATGGACGGCGGAGTGGTATGATTCTGTTGGCCGACAAGCGAAACTGAGAAGGGAGAGAGTATGGTCAAGAGACACTGTGAGAAGTGCCTGAAGTATCGATGGGCACAGCAGGACTTCAAGGTCTGCGCGCGATGTGCCGACGGGAATCGTCCGAACAGGCAGCGCGTAGTCGGTGGCTTTCGACGGACGAAGAAGCGTCGCGGTATCATGCTCAAGAGGACAGTCACCCCGACGAAGGGAAAGAAGTCGAAGGGCAAGCGCGGTCAGAAGGGTGCTGAGTAGTCGTATCCCTAACTCGTATCTCTAACTCAGGAGGATCAGTGGCTACTAAGATCAGGTTCACGTTGACATTTCAGAACGAGCAGGGACAGATTGCGAAGATCATCTCAGGCGAGCCGAGGGAAACCAGCGCGATCACAGTCTCGAACGTCATCGACGAGGCTCTCATTGTTCAGGCCTACCTCACCAAGGTCATGGGGATGAGGGCGAACATCGAGACGAGCTACGTTGACGATGACGGGAGCGAGACGAAGAAGGACATTTCGTGATTCCACTTCACGTCCTCGACGGTAAGATCGAGCGCAAGCACAAGCTCATTCGCTCCTATGAGGGGCTGCTTGAGTATTGGCGCGGGCCTCGAATCCGTGGGTCATCTGCTCGATTGAATCAGACCGACGAGTTCATCGCTCATCAACTCATGTCCTGCCGGTACGAACTGGACAAGGTGGAGCGTCAACTCGAACAACTGACTGTGCTGAGAGTGAAGGTCGTCGCCAAGATGCAGGAGGAAGCGGCGCGGTAGTTTACCGGGGCTTGTCCGATGTGGGCAGGCCCCGACTTTATTGGAGCGAGTGTGTTCAAGGACTTCCGCATCTTCATCTGGTCACTGGTCCTATCGTGGCTGATAACTCGGCTAATCAGGTGGGTAGCATCATGAGAGTCTACATCATCGTCATGGTGAGGGACATTACCATCTGCTTCCTCGAATCGGTCTGGGATACCTACGAACTAGCGATGGCAGAGCAGCGTCGTCTAGAGAGGATAGCTCCGGGCGAGGAGTACGTCGTCATAGCACGCGACATTAACCAGCGATTCTCTCGTAAGACACACAAAGAGGAGAAGCTATGATAGGCTGGCTGGGGGTGATACTCAGAGTTCTAACTCTCAAGCCGTGCCAATTCGTGCGGCTCGACAATGATGAATGGTGGTGCGAGACTCATGGCATCATCATGATCCAGAAGGACGAGCCGACGCTCTGCTCCGATAGGAGATAGCCATGCGCCCTGTCTGTAAGCTCATGCCATACTCCACCTACACTCTAGCCATGCGTGTGCGTGATAGGATACGACGGCAGGGTGGCGGTGAGAGGGTGATTGCTGTCTGTGAGGACTGTAAGAAGTACCATCTTTATGAGGAGCTATTCGACTATGACTTTGCGCGTGAACTATCCCGACTCGCAGAAGCAAGACCGTCTCGTAAGCAAAGAGCAAATCGTCAGGGACATGGTAGGGATGATAAGAAGGGAGACGTGGTCCCGTTCCCAGATCGAAAGTCTCTATCAAGCGGTAGTGAGTAAGCTCGTCTCCAAGACCTGCTCGAAGTGTCTCAAGGTGAAGCCTGAGCTGGATGGCACCTTCATCTACCCGGATGGAGACATGAGCAAGCCCAAGAGATTCCTCTGCGTAGACTGTAAAGGGCTACCTTGACAGCCAGAATCATAAGGGGTAGAAAGATGGTCATCGCCAATCGTGTCAGGCTGGTTCTCAGAAGTGGTACCAAAATCATCTATGACAGCGTGACTCAACTGTCATTCACAGACGATGACAAGCACGGTCCTCTGATGCTTATATCTGGTTGGATAAGTGACATCACAGACGACAAGGTCATCACCATCGACAAGCACATGCTTAGGGATGTCATCATCATGGACGTCGAGTTCCACTCCTAGTCTCTAAGCAACTAGACACTTGACTTTTTGTAGCACTCGTGCTATGATTAGAAATGGCGCGGGCTGTTCCCATAAACCCTTGCGGGTCTAACACTTAGCGCCAACCCATGCCCGCTCAAGGAATGTCGCCACAAGTGAGGCTCAGAGATATGAGTGTGGTTTTCATCGAGTGCAAAACATTTCACGCAGAGTTTCCCGATTGGGTAGACGTCGGGTATGCCTGCTGTGGTGATTGCCATTCTCGTATCAATGCCTTGATCTACGTGCGACCATTCAAGCCAGAGTATCCTTCCGACTCTAATGCGGATTGGAGTCTCTGTATCGAAGCCCTTGTCTGCTGCAAGATTTACGACATGGTCCGTGCCCTTCCGCGTGAGTGGTGGGTCAAGAAGGCCAAAGAGTATGGTGTCTATCGGGACGATAGTCGTGGGTATATCTACTCCGACAGTCCTGAGAAGAACACTGAGAGACCAGCCCATGCCAGAACAGTCAGCGCGACCATCAAAACCGAGCGCGCGAAAGCAGTCATCCGTCGTCAGCAGGAAGAGGAAGAAGAAGGTGGCCTCGATGCCTACCTCGCACGTCGTCGCAGGTAAGATCAGTAGGCGCATCCTTGACGAATACACAAAGGGCTATGAGCAGGGCTTCGAGTCTGCGTCTGGGACTTATGGAAGCTACTTCCTCATGAGTCAGCTAGAGGTCGAGGACATCATCGCTGTAATGGATAGGATGTATATCGACCACGAGAAGCACGCTCTCACTCACGGAACGCTGCGAAGGATGAACGACTATGTGCGACGTATGCGATAAGCTGGAGTCCTACATTCACATCCTCGATGGGCTTGATGCTCACACCGAGATGTGGAAGGCAGCGATCCACGAGCTTGGGACCAATCCAGCTTACGCAGATGATGTAGCCAGTGGACACTTTGCCACCATCCAGCAGGCCGACGAGGAAGCTCAACGTGTCAACTTCATCTGCAAACTAACAACTCGCTATGCTGCGATGCACAATCTAGACCCCGTGATTCTCGTAACCATTTTCGCTGGTGCTGTCCAGATGGAGTGGTCGAGCGCGCACAGGAAGAAGGATAGCATCGACAGGAAGTTAGAGGAGTATGAATCCTGATCCCGAACAGGTAATCTTCAAGCTCGACTCTCAGATCCTGAACTCTATGGATCTGTGCTGGGAGAGGTATAACCTCGAACATATCCAGAACTGGCGTCCTGCTCAGAAGGCTGCTGCTCTGGAGCGTGGGTCTGCGTTTCACAGGATGGTGCGATACTACTACGTTGAGAAGCGAAAGGGTCGAGCCATCCTCGGAGAGCACTCGAAGGTCGTAGAGGAAGCAGCTATGGTCGGTCGGCTCTATGCTGCTCAGTCCTCCATGTCAATGGACGACTTTGATGATGACCTTCGTGTGTTCAAGGAGTATATCCTCAAGTGGCAGTACGACGGCTGGGAAATTCTCGACATCGAGCAGCCATTCACGAAAGTCCTTTACGAGTCACCATTCCTCAAGATTCTATATGAGGGTGTGGTTGACATGAGGATTCGTGACCCCAAGATAGGCGAGGCAGTCGTAGACCACAAGACTGAGAGCCGCAAGTCCTATCCCTACATCCTCTCGAATCAGTTTCAAGGTTACGAGTGGGCCTTCGATCTCCCCGTCATTGTCAATAAGGTAGGCTATCAGACCTCACTTCCTGCTGATGAGAAGTTCCGTCGGTTAGAGCATAGGTCTGGTGCCTTCGCTATAGAGGAGTGGAAGAAGGACACCATTCTGACTGTGATGGATGCGGTCGAGCGTCACAAGACAGGTGTGTTTCCCAAGAATCGGACGTCGTGTGACAAGTATAGTGGCTGTATCTTTCAGAGGGTCTGCAAGGTTCCTCCTGAAACCAGACCATTCAAGCTGCAAGCCTACTTCTACAAGGCCGATCCGTGGGACCCTTACGCCAGAGACGACGACGATGTGAGAGAGGACGAGGCAGTCAAGGAGTCGGCATGAGTAGTGGACCTGACTGGGACAAGTGGATCGAGGCCATTCTAACTGATGGTGTAAACCTCTCCACTTGGGAAACAGACTTCGTTGAGTCGATTGAGATACAGCGTAAGTCTGGTCGGCAACTCAGTGACAAGCAGGCGGAAATACTCGAAAGGATTTACGCGGAGAAAACCCCGTAGGAGACAGCATGAATATCATCGAGACTCTATCTCAGTTCGAGCGCGCGTTGGTCAAGAAGCTCGGACACCAGAAGCGCATACTCAAGCAGATTCGTAGCATCATCAAGGGGCTGAAGGTCAACGGCGAGAGAAAGAGCAAGCCGAAGGAAAAGAAACCCGGTAGACGCAAGCTCACACCCGCCGAGCGCGCACGGATCTCCATCGCCATGAAAAAGAGGTGGGCACAGAAGGGCGTTGACAAGTGAGACGGCAGCGACCCATCACAGGTGGACGAACACCCCTACCTTCCTGTGTCATCGGACGGATACGTGAGAAGGTAAACGATGAGGCCATACGCTTCGACGTCAGCCGCTCATTCGTCGTAGCTACAGCTCTAGCTCATGCCTTTGGTATCTCCGAGCAAGAGGATTATCATAGGCTCAACTCTAATCACCGAGCTAAACCTCGAAAGAAGAAGCGATGAGCAAGCGCAAGTCTCACATCCACAAGTACAAGAAAGTCCCTTTCGGCAACAAGGGGACCATTGTCTTTCGTTGCATGATCCCCGGCTGTTCCCACTATCTACATGAGGAGATGGTGCGGAATCAGAAGTCGCTCTGTTGGAAGTGCAATACCATCTTCGTGATGACTCCTGACAAGATGAGGCGGCAGAAGCCTCGGTGCGATAAGTGTCAGTGGGCCAGTGGATCAGGGAAGAAGAAGGAGATGCAAGGTCTTTCCATCGAGAGCCTTGACTCGTTACTGGAGAATCTGTAATGCCACTGACAGCAGACATCACACTAGGCGGTCGATTCATGGGTCTATTCGTCGGTGCTAATGGGACCGGCAAGACCATCGCGGCTGCCTCATTTCCCGGCCCGGTTCTCATCCTCGACTTTGATGGGCGCGTGCGTCCGGTTCGATTCTTCTATCCCAAACGTAGGGACATTGAGTATTGGACTGTAGGGTTGGAAGGCGACAACCGTAAGGACGTTATCGGGTTCATCGAGTTCTGCGACCGCCTTGAGAAACTGCAAGACCGCTGTCCTTACGAGACAGTGATCATTGATTCATATACCTCTTACTCAGGCACGGCTATCCTACACCAGATGGGATACAAGGATGCCAAAGACGTCAAGCGGACGAAGGGTGGTCTGCCTATCCCAGATTGGGATGAGTACAAAGGCGAGACAGGCGTAGCCCTTCAGATCCTCGAAGTCGCCAAGTCCTTGCCTGCCCACTTCATCATGACAGCCCATCCAGTCAGCAAGGCGACGACAACTAAGCAAGGGGGCAGCACTAACGAAGTCCTAGCCTCCATGATCAAGTCGTCTACCCTCGCTACCTATGGATGGAAAACGGTTTCATTCCTCCCCAACTACTTCGACGAGATGTATTACTTCTTCAATGAAGTCTCGTCGCAGATGGGGCAGATCATCGAGCGCAAGATCCAGACTGTCTCGGTCGGTGAGATTGTAGCCAAGACTGCGCTGCCTCTCCCGGCCACAATCAACGTGACTGGTAAGCCTTTCTATCCTGTATTGCAGGCGATCTTGAAGGAGTATGACATCAAGATGCAGGAAAAGGCGAAGGCAGAAGGAGGTGTGGAAGTAGCCGTCTAGTCGAGTCACCGTTTACACGAACGAACCAATCACAGAGGAGAACAGACACATGCCACGGATGCAGATCAACCCCGAGGATTTCAAGCGGGCGAAACTCGTCAAGCCCGGTTGGTATCCGACTCTGATCAAGGAAGTCGTCGAGGAACTGGCAAGCGACAAGCAGAGCATGAACATTGTGCTCGACATCGAGAACGCCGACAAGGAGACCGAGTTCATCGGTGTCCCTGCGAAGCACTGGCTCACGGAGAAGTTTCCACAGGGAGCCGTTGCTCTCGTCAAGGCGTTCTACCCGACCATCAGCGAGTCCGCTGTTGCCGACATCGAGTTCGGTGACTTCAAGGGCAAGTACATCTACGCCAAGTGGGGGACCTCGCGCGGCAAGGATGGAACGCAGCCTCCGCGGAACGCCATCGAGGACTGGGCACCACTCCCAAGCAAGTACGGTCATCTGAACGTCGCGACGGAGCAGGGAGCAGCGGCGTCAGTTGCGGGTTTCGGTCAGTAACTAGACGGGGTGCAACGGTGATCCACATAGCGACATCGTTGCACCCTACTTCTGACTGGATTCGTAGACTCTTTACTCAACCTCAGGAGAATACGGACATGGCCGACAAGTTGGTTCTCGGTAGCAAGATGAAGATCATCGACATCGCTTCGGACGAGAAGAAGCTCAACCTCA